GGCCGTGGAAGTGCAGCGCTCGGAGTCCAATGGTTTTGGGTCCTACAGCTGGATCAAATATCTGCTGCCGCCTGAGTCCGGCAGGAAGCCGAAACGGGCGAAAAACCGAAGACGAAAGCCGAGGAAAGAATAGGCTTTTCTATTCTTTTCAGTCTTGGGGGTTAGTATATTTTCTTTCATTTTACAAGAAAAGGAGTTGGATTTATTGCAGTCTTGTGGTAAAATACTGGTGAGAGATGGATGGGCTATTTGCCCCAAGTGCGGCAAGGGTAAGCTGCTGAAGATCCTGCCGAACACGTCCGTCCGAAACCTGCCTTGCAAGTGCAAACTGTGCCGGCAGGAGAGTATCGTGAATATTGCTGAGCCCGTGCCAGCGTCCAGAGTGACCAGCGCCTGAGCCATGTTTTCCCGGAATGGGAACAACGTGGCTTGGGCGCTTTTTGTTTTGCCCGGAGGTGATAGCCCTGGTACAAGAGCTTAACAGGCTGCAGGCGCTGGTCGATGCGGGGACGTCCGATTTGTTCTACAGCTGGAAGGCCTGGAAGCACAAACGCGAGGACGTTCTCCGGCTGGATCGGCACGAGTGCCAGCGATGCAAAAACGAGAAGAAACGATATCGAAAAGCAACGATTGTCCACCACGTCAAGCACCTCACGGACCGACCGGATTTGGCTTTGTCCGTGTGGGACCCAGACACCGGCGAGCGGCAGCTCGTCAGCGTCTGCAAACAGTGCCATGAGGAACTGCATCCCGAAGCACAACGGCAGTTTCAACCAGTACGCGTGCCGATCACGCAGGAACGTTGGGACTGACACCCCCCTTCGGAAAAATCAGTTTTTCTAGGCTGCCGCCCAATCGGGTGGGTCTAGGACAAGGGGGAGAGGGTTGCGCCCGCGCGGTGCCGCGCGGGGTGGGCGCGCGCGAAAGGAGCGAGTGATTTGGAAGAAACCGAGAAGAAACGCAAGAATTGGCGCAAAAGCAAGGATTTCGGAATCCTTCGGCACTCGCTGAAGGAAAGTCTGGAACGCCGCGGTCTGACGGAGCGCGTGTACTACGACAAGCTGGAAGAGTACATGGACTTTTGGGTGCGGCGCCAGGAACTGAAAGAAGACATCGCGATCCGCGGTCTGACGGTGATGGATGACCGGGGCCGGATGAGCGAGAACCGGAGCATCAGTCTGGAGATCCAGGTGTCCAGGCAGATGCTGGCCATCTTCACGGCCATGGGATTCAAGGCCGACGAGAAGGGGCTGAACACGGGCGGGGATGACGATGATCTGTAAGACCCTGCCCCCGGAGATCAGCGAGTACCTGGAACTGGTGGAGTCGGGGCCGTATCGGGTGTGCCCGGAGCAGAAAGCACTGGCGGAGTACACCCGAAAGTGCTTTGCTCAGGAACCGATTTTCGTGGACACGGTGCAGCTGGCCAACTACATGAAGCTGGCAAAATATTTTCCCTTTGACCTGTACCCATGGGAGAAGTTTTTGACGGCCATCTGGGATTGCACTTACTGGATCGAAAGCCGGCTGCCGCGATGGCACACGGTACTTGCTCTGATGGGACGAGGGGCGGGTAAAGACGGATTCCTTGGCTTTGAAGGAATGTGCGGACTGTCCCCTTATTGCGAAGCGGCAAGGTATGACGTGGATATCTGTGCCAACCTGGAAGAACAGGCCAAGCGGCCGCTGTTTGATCTGATCGACGTGCTGGAGACGCCGGGGCAGGCGGAGAAGCTGCGCAAGCACTTTTACCACACCAAGGAAGTTATCCAGGGCAAGAAGAACAAGGGCAGCATGAGAGGGCGCACCAACAACCCCAAGAGCCGGGACGGTATGCGCTCGGGCAAGATCATCTTCAACGAGGTACACCAGTACGAAAACTATGACAACATCACAGTTTTTGCAACCGGCTTGGGAAAGACGGACAACCCGAGAACGGGGTATTTCACCTCCAACGGCACGGTCAGCGACGGCCCTCTGGATGACCTGCTGGCACGGGGTCGGCGCATTTTGTTCGAGGGCGAGGACGACCGGGGATTTTTCCCCTTCATTTGCTGTCTGCCGGAAAAGGACATGGTGCATGATCCGCTCAACTGGTACATGGCAAACCCCAGTCTGCAGTACAGCCGGAGCCTGTTTGAGACTACCAAGGCCCAGTATGAGGACTGGGTAGCAAACCCGGAGCAAAACCCCGATTTTTTGACCAAGCGCATGGGGCTGCGTGCCCAGGCTAAGGAAGTGGCCGTCACGGACTATGACAAAGTGCTGGCCACCAACAAGCCGCTGCCTGATCTGAGCCGGTGGAGCTGCACGGTGGGCATCGACTACGCGGAGCTGAGCGACTGGGCGGCGGTCAACCTTCACTTCCGGCGTGGGCCGCAGCGGTTTGACATCAACCACGCATGGCTGTGCTTGCAGTCCAAGACTCTGCCCAGAGTTAAGGCCCCGTGGAAAGCCTGGGCGCAGGCGGGACACATCACGCCGGTGGACGATGTGAGCATCCACCCGGATCTGCTGTGTGAGTACATCCAGCAGGCGGCCAGAAAGTACAACATCAAGATGCTGGCCATGGACCACCACCGGTGGACGCTGGTGAGCGAGAGCTTGAAGAAAATCGGATTTGACGCCAACGACAAAAGCCGGGTGAAGCTGGTAAGACCCAGCGACATCATGCAGGTGGAGCCGGTGATCCAGGAGTGTTTTGACCGGGAGCAATTTACCTGGGGGGACTGCCCGCCGCTGCGGTGGGCGGTGAACAATACCAAGCGGGTGCGCAGCTCCCGACAGGCGGGCGTGGACACGGGAAACTTTATCTACGCCAAGATCGAGGCCAAGAGCCGAAAGACCGACCCCTTTATGGCGCTGGTGGCCAGCATGGTGGTGGAGCCCGCCCTCGGCTCCGGGGCGCCGGTGACGCTGCCGCCCATCGGGGCGATCCGGCTGTGAGGAGGTGCGGGAATGAAAATCATTCGACCGGGCATTGCGGAAATGCGGTATCACCCGGAGCGCAGACCGGAGAAGCTTGGGTTTTCCTGCGGGCGATGCGGCTGCGTGTTTGAAGCAGAGCGGGATGAGACTACTCCCGTCAGCCTTTACGGCAATTACGGACGGATATTGGAGACGGAATACACCTGCTGCTGTCCAAATTGTAAAGACCGGCTGACAGCCGAGAGCTATTTTTACGAGAAAGAGGAGTGAGGCCTGTGGGCTTTAACATCTGGCGCATTTTTCAGCCGAAGACAGGGACGGCGAGCATGAAGGAGATCACCTGTCAGGAGCTGGTGGAGGCTGGGCAGGAATTTCAGATCCGGCGGATGTGCTGGGCGGTGTGCGTGAACATGATCGCAAACGCCATAGGCCGGTGCGAGGTGCGCACGTTTCGGGGCGGGAAAGAAATCCGCGAGCGCGAATATTACATGTGGAACGTGGAGCCCAACACCAACCAAAACAGCAGCGCCTTCTGGCACAAGCTGATTGGCAGAGCGTTTGACCGAAACGAGGCGTTAGTGATTGAGACTCGCCGCAGGGACGGATACAGCGCGGTGGTGGTAGCGGACGAGTGGACAAAGGGAGACGAGTTCCCCAGCCGGCAGAACGAATACCGAAACATTGTGGTGGGCGATATGACCTATGACAAGACGTTTCGTGAGGCGGACGTAATCCACGTTGCGCTCAATCACATTGACGTTGCCCCGGTCATTGATGGGATGTATCAGTCCTATTACCGACTTGTGAGCGCGGCCATGAAATATTTCGAGTGGGACCGGGGACAGCACTGGAAAGTTCATGTGGACGACATCGCCCAGGCAGACCCTGATTTTAAGAAAGCTTTTTCTGAGATAATCCAGCAGCAGGTGAAGCCCTTTTTGCAGAGCAACGGGGCCATCCTGCCGGAGTTCAACGGATATACCTACACAAACGAGAGCGGGAAAGGCGAAGGGGACACGCGGGATATCAGAGCCCTTGTGGACGATATTTTTGCCTTTACAGCCAAGACGCTCCAGATCCCGGCGGTGCTCATTGACGGACAGGTGTCCGGCGCGGAGAACGCTGTGGAGCGGTTTTTGACTGGGTGCATCGACCCCATCTGCGACCAGATCGAAGAGGAGATCAACCGGAAGCGGTATGGGTACGAGGGATGGAAAAACGGGGACTATGTACGCATGGACTCCTCCTCCATCCGGCATTTTGATATGTTTGCCAACGCTCCCAACGTGGAGAAGCTGGTAGGCTCCGGCGCGTTCACCATCAACGATGTGCTGCGCGCGGCGGGTATGCCGACGATCAAGGAGCCTTGGGCCGACAAGCACTTCCTCACCAAGAACATCGCGGACATTGAGGAAGCAGCCCGGAGCCTGGAAGCTCAGGAAGGAGGAAACGCGTGAAAGAGAAAAGAATCATGTGGCAGCTGAAGCAGGCTGCCGATCCCGCCGTTTTGGATCTTTACATCTATGGAGATGTGGAGAGCGACTACCTGGACTTTTGGACCTGGGACATTGTGGAAAGCGAGACAAGCGCCCAGAAGTTCCGCGAGGCACTGACCGCCCACCCCAACGCAACCCAGATCAACATCTATATCAACAGCTACGGCGGCAGCGTGTTTGAGGGCACGGCGATCTATAACCAGCTCAAGCGGCACCCGGCGCACAAGACGGTGTATGTGGACGGCTTTGCCTGTTCCATCGCCTCAGTCATTGCGATGGCGGGCGATGAAGTGGTCATGCCAAGAAACGCGCTGATGATGATCCACAATATGTGGATGGGCGTGAGCGGAAACGCGGCGGAGCTGCGCAAGGCCGCGGACGATCTGGACACCATCAACGCAGCCGGCCGTCAGGCCTATCTGGTCAAGTCCGGCGGAAAGCTGGACGAGGAGAGACTGGTGGAGCTGATGGACGCTGAGAGCTGGCTGACGGCGGAGCAGTGCATGGAGTACGGTCTTGCCGACCGGTACGCCGACGAGGACGCCGACATGAGCGGCGCGGCCAATGTGCTGCAGAAGGCAAACCTGAATCTGAGCCAACGGCTTGAAATCCAGAAGAGCCTTGCCGCCCAGCTGCGTCAGCTGGTCCCAAAATGGGACCCCGAGCAGAAGGGCGAGCCCCAGCCCCAGGCAGGGGCTGAACCCACTGCTACACCCGAGCAGAAAAATTCCATTCTGAAACTTTTTGAAAGGAGCTAATCCATTATGACCAACAACGACATTCGCTCCCGCGAGGAGCTGCGCGCGGCCATTCAGCAGGCCGTGAAGGACAACAACACCGAGGCATTTATCACCGCGTTTAACGAGATGCAGCAGCGCATCGAGATCGACCTGCGCGAGGAGTACAGCCAGCGCATGGACGAGATGCGCCAGGAGTTTGACGCCAGCGTGCTGGCCAGCCGGGGCGTTCGCCAGCTGACCACCGAGGAGCGCAACTATTACCAGAAGCTGGGCGAGGCCATGCGTGCCCGCAACCCCAAGCAGGCGCTGGAGAATCTGGACGTGGTGATGCCCACCACCGTTATCGACTCTGTGTTTGAGGATCTGCGCACCAACCACCCTCTGCTGTCCCTGATCGACTTTATCCCCACCAACGGCGCCATTGAGATGCTGATGAACACCAACGGCTATCAGGAGGCCGCCTGGGGCGAGCTGTGCGACGAGATTGTGAAGGAGCTGACCTCCGGATTTAAGGCGGTCAACACCGTGCTGCTGAAGCTGAGCGCCTTCCTGCCCGTGTGCAAGGCCATGCTGGAGCTGGGTCCCGAATGGCTGGACCGCTACATCCGCGACATTCTGTATGAGGCTCTGGCCAACGGTCTGGAGGCCGGTATCATCGCCGGCGACGGCAATAACAAGCCCATCGGCATGAACCGCGATGTGAGCGAGGGTGTGGCCGTTGTGGGCGGCGCTTATCCCGAGAAGGAGGCCGTTGCCGTCAACCAGTTTACCCCCGAGGAGTTCGGCAAGCTGATGGGTACGCTGGCCGTGAGTGAGAACGGCAACGCCCGCCCCGTGAACGGTCTGGTGCTGATCTGCAACCCCGTGGACTACTGGACCAAGGTCATGCCCGCCACCACCCTGCAGGCCCCCGACGGCACTTACCGCAACAACGTGCTGCCCTATCCCGCCACCATCGTCCAGAGCCCCGCCGTCACCCAGGGCAAGGCCATTCTGGGCATGGCCAAGCGCTACTTTGCCGCTGCCGGCACCGACAAGTCCGGCCGTATTGAGTACAGCGACCACGCCCAGTTCCTGCAGGACAAGCGGGTGTACATCATCAAAGCCTATGCCAACGGCATGCCCAAGGACAACAACTCCTTTATGGTGCTGGACATCTCCGCCCTGTCCCCCGCCATCTGGCAGGTGCAGACCGTTCAGGTCGCTGAGGGCTAAGGCATATGGCGGACAGAAATAATCTGCCCGCCGGTCTGCTGGAGGACGTAAAAAACCGCCGCGACGTGACCTGGGACGATGAGGAAACAGACCGGAAGTATTCCGGGTTCATCGCCCAGGGCATGGCCTATCTGAACAAGAAGCTGGGCGAGGAGGCGGACTATACGACCGACGGTGACCCCAGGGCACTGCTGATGGAGTATGTGCGCTATGCCGAAGCTCAGGCACTGGATGTGTTTGAAAATAACTATCAGTCCATGATCCTTGGAGCGCAGCATGATCTGGAGGTGAAGCGGTTTGTGGCGAGCACCAAACAGACCGAATAACGAAATCAGCCAGAGTTTTAACGACGGCGTTCTGACTGTGTATGAGCAGTCAGACGCCGCCAAGCCCGGCTATCAGCCCAAGACCACGCTGACGAAAAAGATCACGCTGCGGTATGAGGAGCGCAAGCTGGGCATTCAGCGGTATTACTCCGCCGCCCAGAACCAGCAGCGCATTGAGCGGGTGGTGCGGGTGCCCAAGACGGCAAAGGTCAGCGCCCAGGACGTGGTTATCACAGAGGATAAACGGCAGTACCGCATTGAGCTGGTGCAGCTGGCCCCGGATGTGTACCCTCCCTGTGTGGATCTGACCCTGTCCCGGATCGAACAGATCGCGGAGGTGGAAGGATGAGAGACTGGCATGAGCGCATCGTGGAGGCTCACCTGTCCGTGACGGATGCTGTGAG